TTATCCTATCCCCATCCATCGATCCAGCATACCCAAATAGATATCCCTCTTTTTTCCAAATTTTAGGACTTGAACAAACATTAATGACATTGTCATCAGAGACACCACGATCTCCTGCCATCCATATTTTATTATTTACTTTATCACGCACAACTGCTATACAAGTCATGGTAGCCTTTCTGATAGTTTATATCAGTATATCATTAAGATGAAAATGTGTCAACTATTTTATATCTTGTCCACATGCTGGACAAGTTTTTATTTTATTTGGTTTAGGCTTAGAAGTCTTAGCAGCATCTGATGTTATTTCAGATGTTTTTGATGCCCCTTTAAATTTAGGACGTCCAAAACCTACGATAGAAACCATAACCCCTGCTTTATTTTTCTTATAAGCACGAAGTTGTTTACAGCATTCTCCACCATTTCTTTGGCTACCCTTCTTGTTTGAAGAAGTATTTCCTTCAATACACCATACAGTTCCATCTTCATTGTCTTCAATAACAATACCAACATGCGAGATTCTGTCGACTCCATCTGATGGGAAATCAAAATAGGCAATATCGCCTGGTTCTGGATCTGCTAAATCCCCATCAATCCATGCCCCAGCCTTTTTAAATGCCTGTGCACCACCTGGGGTATAAACGGTATTAGGAACCTTTACTCCAGCCTCGTTAGCGCACCAGTTAACAAATGATCCACACCATGGCTGAAAATTAGCCTTTGTGTAAGCACCATACTTTGTTTCATTATCTTTAGGGCCTTCAATATACCCTACCTGAGACTTAGCAACTTGAATAAGACGAGCAGCAGTTCCTTGTGGAGCCTTTTCTGTTGCTGCTGGTACTGGAAAATCATCTTGTGCCATCGCTTACTCCTTATCCCAATTAGTGTCTACTGGTTGCTCTGCTGGCATTGCACCGTCTGGCTTGGCAGCGAGTCTTGCTCTTACTTCATCTAACTCTGCATCAAGTTTATCTTCTGCCATTCTAATTTCTGAATCTACTTTTTTATTATCCATCTGTGCTTGCATAATATCTTTAGCACCACTCTGTCCAATTAGCAAACCTGCGAGTGTTCCTGTAATAAATGTAGCAACTGATCCAAGCACATTAAAGAACATCTTATCATTTTCTGATTGTGCTCCAATTGGTTGTGTTACAAATATAAATAAATTTTAGTCGTGCATCAAGATCCTGCGGTGTTAATCTTTGCTTACTCATCCTGTTTTCCTATCAAGTCTTTTGTACAAGTTCCTGTAGCCTCACACAATGGTGGATTACATTCTGCCTTTTCCCAGTTTGCTGGATCCTGGCAAGGATAGCGATAGTGACCGTCATACCCACAGCCACTAAGGCCTAATACAAGTATACACGATAGTAAAATATGACGAATTCTCATACAAACATTATACCAATTTATTATTCTTTTTCTTCACGAAGAGGGATGGTGATAAGCCATAGGGCTATTGATATTAATGTGGCTACCCCCACGACCTGCTGGGCGGTACCTGTAAGGGTAAGCCAAGCAATAAAGAAGCCAAGTATAGTGAAGACTTGGGCTATGCTCTCAATAATAGCAGCCTTAAACCACTTAAGAAGCCCTTTAACTACTTTTTTAATCATGTTCATATTATAACCTCCTTAGTGACATAACTGAACTAACAATATTTCCTACCAAAATAACAGGAATAACTACTTCCTGAACTTTTTCTCTTTGATCATCTGTCATATCTTTACCCCACTCTGTAGGACTTAATAACTTTTCAAGATCTATATCTGTTAATACTCCAAGTGGATCTGCCAAAAATGCCTCTGTTTGTATTTCTGTGACTACATCTGCCAATGTATATGGCATTGGGGCATCTTGATTTTCTGCTGCCTTTTCAGCAAACTCAACGACGGCTGCTGCAACTGCAGGGTTTTCTTTTGCTAATTCTGCTATCAATACTACTTCTTCTGTCTTGATTCCCAAATCTTCTGCCAATTCTTTTGATTGTTCTGGATTTAGTTCAGTTAAAAATGTTGATACTGCTGACATTAATTTAGCATCATTAACACTAATTAATTTGTTTAACTTTTTAAGTTCCTCGTCAGAAATAGGATCGCTGTCTGTGTTATCCTTATCTGGTGTTACTACAGGATCTTCGTCAACAGATTGCTCAGGTTCAGGCTCTGGGCTTGGATCTGTATCCTCTGGCTGAGGTGAAGGCTCTTCTGAAGGTTCTGGAGTTGGATCAGTCTCTTCGTTCTCCCCATCTGTGGTATCAGGGCTTGGAGAAGGATTGGGATCTTCTGGTTCAGTTTGCTCTTCATCATCAGGGAATCTTGGATCCTCTGGGGTAATAATTTCTGGTTCTACCTCAACATCAGGTTCAGGCAAATCAGGCTCTTCTGTAACATCAGGACTTGGCTCTGGTGAAGGTTCTGGTTCTGGCTCAACTTCCTCTACTGGCTCTTCTCCATTTATAGCAGCAATAAGATTATTTAAATCTGATATTTGATCAGCCAATTGTGCTGCCTCTGCCACCTGTTCTTGCTGTTCTTCTGGCGTTATAGGCGTTTGGGAAGGCGTTGGCTCAGGGATAGGGGTAGGGCTTGGAGTAGGCTCTGGAATAGGCTCTGCAGCCAATGTAGGGGTTGGCTCTCCAGCCTGTACCTGTGTTGCCCCCCAAGCCTCGAGTGATACTATAGATCCGTCATGAAGACGAACACCTGTTCTAAGATTATTATACTCTGGTCCTTGATAACTATAAGATACTGCCAAACCACCTGTATTAGTAATAGCCACTAATATATTTACTGTGCTTGGTTGTGCACCATAGTTACCAAATGGAACCATATTAAGGTTTAATTGGAATCCACCTTCTGAATAATATATGTCCAAACCAGATGTTCCGCTTGCTCCTGGAAACCAATCCATTGAGTATAAAGAAATTGAAGGGGTAGATGGATAGGTATGAAATGTTCCATCTGGTTGACCAAATGTAATTACAGAGTTAGTTGTTGCATAAATGTTTTCATACTGTACCCCGTCAAAAGTCACGGTAGTTGCAATAGGTATTTGATAAGATATATCGTCTCCAGAGCAGGTGTCCATATGATGAACTGTTGGCTCTGCATCACCCTCGTATGCTGCTGCTATGGTTTGTGATTGTATAAAGTTAACGCATGTTGCGTTTGCATTTTCTGGAAGCCAAAGATTGAATCCAAATGCTAACAAACTTGCTGATAATATTCTGGTTAATTTTTTAATTGTCCTTTCTGCCTCCAGTTATAATAAGATTATTATAACATTATATTACAAAACAAAAAAGGCGTAGAAGTTAATCTACGCCTTTAGTGTTTAAGTTTTAATTACTTAAGTGTGGCAACCTTAGCCTTTGGATTAGCCTTGTTCCACTTTGCAGCAAGAGAATTGAATGCCTTCTTGATTGCAGCAAGTGCAGCAGCATTGTCTGCCTTTACCTTATCAAGTTCAGCCTTTGCAGCAGCCTGAGCATCTGCAAGAGCCTTGTCTGCAGCAACCTTAGCGGTTACAGCATCAGCCTTCAACTTAGCAATTTCAGCAGCAGCAGTAATAGCAGCAGCATCAGCAGCAGCCTTAGCAGCAACTGCATCTGAAGCAGCCTTTGCTACAGCAGCAGCAAGAGCAGCATCAGCAGTTACCTTATCAGCAGCACGAGCAGCCTTTTCTGCAGCGAGTGCAGCATTAGCAGTTGCGAGTGCTCCAGCAAGATCTGAAACTGTTACGATTGCAGTCTGTGAAGTTGTAGCCAACTTAATTGTTGGAACTGATGTAGGTGCTGTAATAGATGCACCGACAGCAACGGTTCCAGCAGTTGCAGGAAGTGTAATATCTGATGTGTAACGACCTGTTACAAGAGCATCAGCAGTTACTGTTCCAGCAGTTGCGCCACCAAGAGTGGTTACTGTTACTGTATCAGCAACAGCGTTTCCAAAGATATCAGCAACATCAAGAGTTGCAGTTACCTTACCAGAAATGTTTCCTGAAGCAGGAATTGACATCTTAAGATCATATGCAGGACCTGCAACACCCTTAAGATATAGTGTTGTTGCTGCACCAGTTACAGAAACTGTAACAGCAGAAGCAGCAGTTGTAGTTGTATATGCATAGACAGTCGCTGTTGTTGAAGCAGGTGTGACTGTGATTGATGAGGATCCAGCAGATGCATTAACTGTTGAACCAATTGCAGAGACGAGGCGAGTGTTTGCGCCTACTGCTGTAAATGTTACTGGTGTTCCAGCAACTACAGTTGCAGTAAGAAGCAATGCTTCGTTGTTTGTTGCAGTTGTGGTGTCTGCAACGCTTACTACGTTATCAGATGGAACCTTAACTGTGAATGGTGAGGCTGCAGTACCTGCGCCAGAAATTTCTGTTGTTACGTCTACAGAAACGGTATTGGCACTTGCAGGTGTCACTACGAGTGTGCCCAATGTCATGGCTGCAACCACGGCAAGAGCGATCTTCTTAAATGAATTCATTTTTCTCCTTTTATTATTCATTTTATTTATATTGTTTTTAGTCTATCCAAATAGTTTTCTATGTCTTCTATTTGACTAGGTTTATATTGTATCACGTTCTCAGGAAGCGTGTCAACTCTACGGGGCTTATCCTTAAATGTGTGAATCTCAACTTCAAGGTTTTGGTCTCTTGGGGTATAGGAAATAGCACCAAAAATAGAACCACACACAGCGTCAGCCAAGTCCTTTGATTTTTTGCGTGGGTGATCTACCTTATCATTCTTCATAATTTTAAGTTCTGTTAATTCTTCAAACAAAAGTTCTATAGCAGGCATAGCCAAACGCTCTTCATACACAAGCATAGCCATATCCTCATAGTGCTTTTTTGCTACTGATACTGTTTCTGTTCTCATACCTACTGCCTGTAATTCATTTTGAATATCAAATGATTGCCAACGGTCAAATGTAACTAATCCAATATTAAATCCAAGTCTGCGTAGATTTTGGATCCACTGCTTTACCTCAGATAGATTTACTGGTCCTTCTACCTTTGGCTCCCACCACGCTACTGCATCTACAACTACTACAGGAGATATCTGCTCATAGTCTTTAATTACCTGCACGTTGACCCACTTCTCAACATGTGCAATTGCAACAGCACATTTGTCATGTTTTTGTGCAAGGTCAGCATGAACATAATAAACTTTTTCTGGATCTGGCTTAAAGTTTTCTTCAAATCTTCTGAATGTATCAAGAGGATTTCTAATACTCATACAGGCTCTTACTTTATCTGCCTGCTTAAAGAATGCATCAGAGGCATATGTTGGAACGCAAGCAAAACGCATCATTGCATCTCCAAGATCTGTCATAAAAGCAATCTTAAAATCATCAACCTGTCTTGTAGGATTTACTTCCCACGTAGGTCTTTTAAGGGCAAACACTCCAGGATATTTGTATGACTTAATATGATCTTCATCCCAAGCAATCTCAAACCAATTATCTTTATCATCTTCTGGAATTAATGGATTGATTATAAACCTATGTGTCTTTGATACTACTTCTTTTTCAGCAATTACTGCTTCATACCGCTCAGAAATAAAGTCACCATTATAACGGGGGAACGAAAGAAGAACTACCTTACCAAGATCGGGAAAACGTGAATCTACTGAACCACGAAACGCTTTATATATATTATCAGCAGTTTTTCCTTGTTCATTACCTGTTGCCACTTCAGATGCAAAGCCTGAAATCTCATCAAGAACTGCAAGCAAAAGGTTTAGACCCTCATGCGACTCTCTTTCTGAGTGACCAGAATAAACAGTTACAGATTTCTCAAAACTAATAGAGTCTACCTTTGCCTCATACTTACCAGCAAACCATGGGGATCTTTCTATCTTTGACTTAAAACCTTTAAAGAAAACATTCTTAGCCTGCTGTGCGTTAATAGCAACATTAATTAGATCTATGGCATCCCCAGAGGGTTTGCCGAAATATCTGGCTGGGTCCTTAAGGCATAATAACTTATACACAATGTAAGCACAAGCAACAGTAGAAGTAAAATCTTTTCCACTGCCCTTGCCAAGTTGGAGGATAATTTCATTCTTAGTAAATTTTTCAAAATATCTTGCACCTTCTTCTTCGCCCATTATTTGTTGAAGATCTTCTTTACGATAAATCTGACTCATTGCTTCAACTATGTCATATTGAATATCAGACAATCCTGGCTGCCCTAAATAATCAGGAGACTCTACAAATGTTTTAGCATCAACTGGAGTTTCCTCAAAATGATTATCGGCAAGAGCCTCAAGAAAATCATCAAACATCATGGACAATTGTAATCACTTCATCCTTTTTAGCAACATCAGAAAGTCTACGCATAATCTCATCACGAACTTGTGGATATTCAGAAGCAATATCTTTAAGAATTGCCATAAGAATTTCTTGTTTCTTTTCTATCTGTATCATTTCTTCTGCAAGTTCTTTATTTTCAAGAAGTCCTGCTTTTTGCAACATATCAATTCTTTTAGACTCTATGTCCATAACTAATTTAATTGCTGCTGTTTTAGCACTAAGATTATTATTTAAAGATGCTTCATCAATAACTTCATATGACTTTGCAATTAATTTATTATAGTGAGTATCTGCTACTGCAAGCGCTTCCTTGGCACGAGCACGAATAGCATCATTTGCAGATGCCATAACCTTCCACTCATTGATATGCTGAACTACACGGGTTCTTGGGATTGCTAAATCTTTAGATATTTTTGTAGCATCATTACCCTTAAGATATCGTTGTCTCCAACATACGATGTGCCCTTCATAATACGACTTAATTTATCATCAATACGAACATGGAGTTGCTCTCTTGCATCAGCCCTGCTAAAAATACGGACTGGCTCTAGTGCAGAGTTACCATATGCAATATTCTTTTTAATAAGCATATGTGCAATTTCATGACAAGAATCATATATTTCTCTGCCAGCAGAAGTACCTACCGTAAGCAAATAAAGATCTCGGCAATCAAAGTTTTTAACATCTTCAAATATTGGCTTCATCGTTTTGACTTCCTTAATCCAAATTTGGCAAGGTAAACATATATAGTTTCCACGCTAACCCCACATTCTTTTGCTATAGCCTCTGGAGACTTCTTGTCAATATGAAATCTTTTTTTAAGCCATAATTCATTTGTATATAGTTTAGCACCCATAATCTCTCCTGTCAAATCGCTTTATCCCAATTATTAATGGCCCAATGCCCTATTCCTGCTGAGTCTGCAACATCATTGTCTTCTATTTTTCTATCATAAATAACATCTAATAGTTTTATTGTTCTTTGTTTTCTAAAATCTCTTTCATAAGATTTATACCAGGATATGGACTTGTTTGGATTTGCAGACCTAATCTGTAGTTGTTCTTCTTTAGTTAGTTTCTTGTTGCCTAAGTATGACTGCCATGTTATTGGGGATACTTTGCCAATTATATTAATCCCTGCCAAACCTGCACCACCTATGATTGCGCCCTGAACAAGAGCAAGATCTGCTGCAGTTTTTGGGGAATTCATAAAGACAGTATGCTCAATAATAATAGCCTCGACAAGATTATAGTGTTGAAACAAAGCCTTAGTCTTTTTATTAGCATCGATAACTTTTTGATAAATATCTTTGCCTTCAAAAACAATCTTTCCATGATCTGATAAATTTTTATAAGAGTAAATTGTAAAGGCTAAACTATTTGTACTTGCATCAATAGCACATATGACCCCAGGCTGATTTGATAGATCTTGTCTAAAGTATCTATCTGTTTCTTTTGCTTTGGTCATTTGACATTCCTTTAATTTGCTTTAATGCTTTTTTAACATCATTGGGATTAATAACACATTGACCACAAAGTGCATCATCATTGTATATTGATAACTTTTCTCCACATTGTTTACACAGTCTATTTTTACCTTTTCTTTTTTGTCTTCTAGACTGTATGTATCTTTGTGCTATTTTTTCTTTAGTTGCTTCTTCTCTACATTGTTCAGAACAATATATTTGATAAGAAATATCTGAATCAAAATTTTTATCGCACCATCTACAACTCTTCATTTTCTAGCAACTCCAGAGGTTTAATTTTAATTACCCCTGCCCCTGCTTCGGCACATGCTTTTTGGATTGGGCAAACCTTACATATCTTAGAATTAGATCTGTAAGGCTTTTCTGGCAACTCTTGTTTTTTCCAACTTGAGTGTACGTTTCTCATCCAATCAAATGCCTGGTCTACCCACCGACGGAAATGATCGTTCATTATAACTGGCAAAGTTAATAGTTCATGATTATTTTTATTTTCATAAATCATTACGCCCTTGTCAATTTTCCATACTCGCATATAAATTAATAGTTGCATAAGATGTCCCATCTTAGACTTTCTACTATTCTTTTTATATTCGAAACCTTCATTACTTATTGTTTTTATTTCACCAATAACTCTTTCGTTATTGATATTAAGCATAACATCGCCGTAGCCATCAAATGGTGGATCTTCTGTTTTAACCCTAAACTCCATTGATGGATGTTCTTGCTTATTATATTTTCTTGGTAGTGGATCCATCACCATTTCTGTATCAAGCAATCCAGATAACTCTATTGCTTCCTGTATTCTTTGATGTCCTAAAGTTCCATTATTTCTATTAGCAACACCCTTTGCATCAGAATTATCAAATGCTGGTGCACCATCAAACATCATATACCAATACCTAGGACACTCTCCTGCTCCATATGTTAGACCAGATGCCGAGAAATTACTTTTCTTAGTAAACTTTGGTTTTGTTTGTGCCAAATATCCAGACTCTATTTTTTCAATCAAGCCATCGATGAAGGTGGTATCTTCAACTTTTGTATTAGTTTTATTTTTTGATAAATCTTTTATCATTACTTCTTTTAGTAAATTTTTCATTATTATCCTTTGTTTGTATAATTATATCAGATATCAGCGAGTAATGTATTTGAGAGCAGACACAAGGTTGTTTATAGACTCTGCTGCAGTATAATAAATATTCTTTTTGCCACGATCTGACTTGTCCACATTAGCCATCCAGGTAGCCTTAAAAGCCATCTTTGCTGCGATTGCTTGCAGCCTAACAATTTCTACAGTAGCCACATTCATCGGAATGTCTGGCTTTATAATAAGTTTAGCAATAAATGTTAGAGCAGTAGTTAGTTCCTGGTCCTCCATATAGTCTGCTATTTCTGTCAAACCATTAATCATTTCGAGTGTTGTATTATTTTGTTCCATTGTTCACCATCTGTTCTAGTAGTTCTAACTCTATTATAGCAAGTCTAGTTTTCTTGTTACCCTCGCCAAGTACGACTACAATGGCTGGATCATTGCCATTTCGTATAGCATCTGTAGTAGCCTTAGCCCACACATCTTGGTTAAGCGTAAAAGATTTTGAGTTCTCCTTAAAATCTACAGTAAAGTTCTCCCAGGTAGCATCGCCCTTCTTGGTATTTCTGCCAGAGTTCTTATGCTTCTTGGCACCTATTCTTTTACTTTCATTTGCCTCACTCATGTTTTTTAACCTTCTTATATCCTACCTTAAATAATTGAACTTCTGATAAATGTTTTTCTGAACACATCCAGGATGCCATTCCAGTTGCTAAATAAACTCTTATTGTCTTTACTTCTTTTTTACAAGTCTTACAAGGAAACTTTCCTTCATAGATTGTGTATTTATCCACTGATTTTAGCCTTAATCATATTCTGTAGATCAAGATCCTCTCTTACCTTGTTAACAAAACCTTCTCTGCCCTGTACTTTTGAGCCATCTGGAAGTAGATACCAAGCACCAGTGCGCTCTACAATGCCCATTAACTCAGCAGTATCGACGAGGTCTCCCACACTATCCACACCAAGATTGTCACCTCTAAAATAGAAATCATATTCGCCAGACTGAAAAGCAGGAGAAGTTTTTGAAAACTGTAACTCCCACCTGACCTTTCTGCCAATCTTTTCTTCAATAACCTTATCACCAACATGAATCTTTCCTTTCAGTGCTTGGTTGTCTGATTCAGATGAAAACAATTTAATAACCGTAGACGAGTAAAATTTTGTAGCCTGACCGCCAGTTGGCTGTTGGCTTGTATACATTGAATTAATATTATTTCTTGATTGAGAAATAAGAATAAAGAGTGTAGGTTTAATTTTATTATTTGCATAATTAATCATCTTCCATGCATTACTAAAGTCACGAGATTCTGCACCTATTTGTTTTGTATTTTCTAATGCCTTAAGTTCATTAGAGTCTTTTTCAAAATAAATTGCGGGAAGCAATGATGTAATACTATCTACAACAATAACATCTACGCCAGCCTCCATGAGTTGAACGCCTACATCTACCATTTCATTAATAGTTCGTGCCTGAGACACTATAAGTTTAGTGACATCAACACCTAATTTTTCAGCCCAGTCTTTATCATATGACATTTCTGCATCTATCCATGCACAAATCTTTCCTTCTTTTTGTGCTTCTGCAATAATTTGTAAGCATAGGGAAGACTTGGCACTTGATTTGCTGCCCCATACAAGCACTTGTCTACCGTATGGTAGTCCGCCATTTAGTGCTCTGTTAAGTCCAAAACTTGGAGTCTTTGCATATTCAGTCTTTGGCACCTCATCTCCAACTAATATATTTTTCCTTAGTTTAGGATTTAGTTGTGCTAATACATCTTCAAGGCTAACTGACATTTATATCCTCCAATATTACTGTACCGTCTTTAGTTTTACCTAATTCAAATTTATATGCATGCCCCTCTTCAATTTTCATATATGCTTTTGCAAATGCAGTCGGGAATACTGTTACTGGATGAAGTTCTCTAGAAGTGTCTGCTAGAGTCAGCGATGCCATCTTTTTTCCTGCTTTCGTTATTCTAGGTTTAAAGGATACCACAAATAACTCATCATCTTTATACGGAAGCATTCTATAGTTTAAAAATTTAATTAATGCAGCATCTGAATTTTTTATTTCGTCCACAGGAATAGCACTAACAATTCTGTTATCAGAGCAGAGTGCAATATAACTTCGTCCAGCCTCAATCGTAGTTTGTTCTTCATCAAAGACACCTATACTTCCTGTTTTATCTAATATCTCAACACGAGACCAACCTTTGCCACGCTTAATGCCCTTAACCATTCCCATAAGAATAAAAGATCCCTTTTCTTCAAAGTCTTCTACAGGATTAATAAAAGCGTGATAATGTGACGGAACTGTTTGTGTAAATTCTGGTAGACCTAAATATTCATAAAGATTTTCACGAATCTCATTGTCATTTCTTGGATTATCTGGGAAGGTAGCAGCACCAATAACTCTTAATGCTTCCAACGCTCTGCTGTTGACCCCATTACCTTTTGTAAATGTAAAGGCTTTAACTTCCTCGAAAGACTTAAAAGGTCGTGCCGATATATATCGTTCTGCAATCTTATCAGAGATAAACTTGATCCCCGAGAGTCCAAACCGAATACCTTTGCCCTCAATTTTAAAATCAATATCCGAATCGTTAATGTGAGGTAACTTAATGCTAATCCCCATTCTTTTCGCTTCAATAAGATATTCAGTTCGTGCATCTTTGTCCCTTTCATTTTTTAATAATGAGTACATAAACTCAATTGGATAGTAATACTTTAACCATGCCGTCCAATACGAGAGCGTAGAATAAGCAACCGCATGACTCTTGTTGAACGAATATCCCGCATGCGCTTCAAAGTCATGCCATAAATCACGAGCCTGATTAGGACTAATAAAACGAGAAGCACCTTTAACAAACTGTTCCTGAAACGCATCAAACTCTCTTGCATCTTTCTTCTTACCGATAATCTTACGAACCTTATCAGCCTCAGACCAAGACATCCCTCCTAATTGAACGCAGGCTTGCATAACCTGTTCCTGGTATAGGATACACCCATATGTTTCTTCTGTAAAAGGCTTCATGGTTTGATGCAGGTAATTAACAGCCTGTCTGCCATGTTTTCTCTCAATATAATCTTTACCAATGGTATTCATAGCACCTGGACGAACCAAGGCGTTTGAAGCAGATAACTCTGCAAGATTTTTTACACCCATCTTAATAAGGAGATTTGTGTATGGGGTTGCTTCACACTGAAAGACTCCTTTTGTATATCCTTCAGAAAGCATCTGATAAACCTTAGAATCATCCATATCAAGATTTAAAAGGTTTATCTCAGTACCTTCTCGCTCCTTAATAATTTTTAATGTATCATTAATAACGCTTAAGGTTTTAAGACCAAGTGCGTCGATCTTGATGAGTCCGATTTTTTCAGCCTCTTCCATGTCAACCGCCACAACAGGAATGCGCTCATCGGAACCAGGAGAATTACGTGTCTCCATCGGTGCGTACCTAAAAATAGGATTTTTACTAGTGACAACACCAGCAGCATGAATGCCAGTACCTCTAATACGACCACGAAGTTGTTCTCCATATTGCTCCACCTCTGGATATTTTTCTCTAAACCAAGCAGTAGTCTTAGATGAGCAATACTCATCCCAAGTATCTACTAACTTCAAGACTTTGTTTACATCTACTAATGGTATATTTAATGCACGAGCAACATCTCGCACAACACCCTTATCTTTAAATTCTAAAAATGTTGCAATAGAAGCAACATGTTTGTATTGTCTAACAAGATAATC